ATACACGGCAGCAATGGGGATGACGAAAATAATTTTTTATTTTTTATTTCCGCAAAAATATAAGTTGGGGTGGTTTGTTGGCGGAATTAAAATTGAATTTTAATTTATTATTTCCGTTAGCGGAGTAAGTTTTACCTAGTAAGTTTTCTTAGTAGTTCAAGAGAGCGATTTTTTTTTATTTAAAATTTGGGAAGACAAAAAAATTTGAAGGTAATAGGTGTGACCTTTGACGCTTCAAAAACAGTGAAAAACCTTTGAATTTATTTTTTCCGCAAAAACATAGTTGGGGGTTGATTGTTAGCGGAGTGAAATTGAATTTATTATTTATTTTTTCCGCAAAAATGTAAGTTAGGGTCAACCCGACCCCTTAAGAAATCTTGCTCCGCTGAATCCTGTGTGTAGACACAAAGTAATGACTAGACTCGCATGGCTCGTCCAAGGCTTACGCCTGGCAGTCCTTACGTCCGCACCCAAACCCAACACCCGTAGAACGGTGCTGACGCATCCTCACAACCCGCTAGCCCCCAGGGCAAAGTCTATCAAAAAAAAAAAAACACCCAAGGGGAAAGCTGTAGACTTATTTAAAAGTCCTCGACCCTAGCGGGATCGGGGACGGTGTACGCCCCAACCCCAACCCATCCCAATTAAACTCTATATCTTGCCCACCCATGTGTGCGCTTATGGATGCGAGTGGATGAAAAACTCACAAAGCATTAAAATCGATTTAATTTTGAAAACATTTTTAATAAAGTCTTTAAGCATCGTAATAACGAAGTCTTGCTTGGCCTCTATAAGACCAAGATGTGCCAAGGGCAACATTTTCTCCAACGCAAAAAAGGAACAATGTTCCTGTTGCGATGTCTCCAATTACTGATGGTGCTGAATTGGCTTTGTAAGTTACAGGCAACCCCTTACACTTTATATATTCATCGATCCACCAAGGTGAATTCTGCCCATCCCCAGTAGGTCCAAAATTGGATGATGCCTGAGAAGAAGGGAGGGTAATGGATTTATCCATTAAGACAGTGAATCTTTCAAAGTTATTTGGGTTAATATTTGAAGAACAGAGTGCCAACCCTGATGGATTGAGAAGAGCGTTAGATTGACTGACCCCATTCAAAAAATCATTCAATGAAGGGTAAAGTCCATTGGGTTGTCTATCATAAACAAGCATCACACGGGTGTCTGTTGGTGATGCTGTAGTGACAGTAGTTGGGTCTAATGAAAAGCGGAGTCTCACAGATTTCAAGTTGATTTTGTTACCAATTCTTTGTGAGATACCATTACCTTGTTGGATAAGGTTAATTGCTTGAAAAGCTCCATTACTGTCCGCATTCAAGACTTTTTGAGGAAATGCATCTGGAACCCATGTTGCATTGTAAGTTGCAAGAAATGTTTGGTCCAAACATTTTATCTCGCCAGTTTTTATTGATCTTCTCATTGGCATAGGTCTTGGGACTCTATTGCCAACAATTTTTCTTAAAAGGTTTGTTCTTACCTGGTTTGCATACCTTTGACTTTTTGTACGTGGTGCATTACGTTTACCTACCCATAATTTACTCTTATAACTCATTTTACTTTTTTTTTGTTTTTTTGTTTTTAAAGTTTTTAATTTTTTTTAAAAGTTGGTTCATTTATTTCTGAGAATTTTTTTGTATCCAGGTAACCGGAGTCTTCATCAGAAAGATAATCTTTTTCTTCGTCTTCTTCCATATCCTCTTTACCATCTGAGGTTTCGTCGAAATAACCATTATATTCATAATTGTCTTCGTGAGTGCCGTAATCGCCACACTTGAGTCCAAGATAGTGGCTTTCAAGATAGCGCACCCTTTTTTGAAGAGCTGTGATGTCCATTTGCAAGTCTTGCAAAATGTCCCTTTCATAGTTGTCTTTGAATTCTTCGCTAAAATTTGCAATTGAGCGATGAAGTTTAGGTGTTTTACTTACGTCTGATTTTTTCATTTTACTTTTTTTTTTGTTTTTTCTTTTTTAAGTGTAAAAATTATTTAATTTGTTAATCAAAATATTTAACAGAATATTTTTCTTTTGCTGCAAGTTTAAGAGTTGTTGTGAACTCACTGTCCTCGTCATCAAGGGATGAGAGGATTTCTTCTTCGTCGGACAAGTCCTCCTTGTCGTTCTCGGGAACCGCCACAAGTGTCGGTTGCTCCCTCGGGAGTGGTACAAGTACCACAGGTGGGGGCCCCTTCAGGGTGAGGTGGCAGACTGTGTCTACCTTGACCACTTTGAATCTTACTTCAAGTGACTCGATGTCTCTATAGTCACATTTCTTGTAGATGGATCTCATGTCATGATTGGAAGTGATGATCATTGGAACATTTCTGGTGAATTCAGTAGAATCTCCGTATTTGATCTCAACTGGCCATTTCATCATTTGTGAGTTACGTTTAAGATCAGTAATAGTGAGCATACCTTTGTACTCGTCCAAGAGTATGTAATCACAGTCCATAAGAGCCTTGCCTTGCCTTTCAGAGTTAACCCAGTTGTAGCACTTGAAGAACTCAGTGAGTGTTTCTGCCCATGGATGTGTCTTGCCAAGATTAGGAGCTTCTGACCAGAGAAAGAGTTGCTTTTGTTTACTTGAACGTTTTTTCAAAAAGTTCTTGTTAGCCCATTTGACCACTCGTTGCCACTGCGGGTCTTCCACATCGTTAAAGCCATAGAAGATGGGCTTTGGAGTTCTCCTTTCCTTCTTTTTTGCTTGAAATTCTTGGTACTCTTCAATTTTGCGCTTATGTTGAAGGACATGCCCAGGAACAAGGTCATCCAGTTCATCCAGAGTCTTGCCAGCTTTGATCTCATTGGCCATCCAGACAAATCCATAAGATTGCTTGCTTTTGTTGGCTTGAAAGTAGGTGTTGGGATCAAAGGGAGCTCCATTGTAATCACCTTCGTAAATGTACTCTCCGTCCTTCATGCAGTACTCGAGCCATTTTGCTTTAATTTTGACTGGTTCAAAATGAGGATGGTAGTTCTTGCCGTTCCACTCAATGTCCCAGTACCTGACATTGACAGTATCAAAGGACTTGCACTCATATTGTTGCATCACATGACGATGGACTCCACAGTGCTTGAATTCATCGGTGGTTCTTTCAGCATGGTCCTCAGCACCAATAAGGGCCCAGCCCCAACGATCACCAGCGATCTTTTTGAGGGCGGCCATCATGAAGTCCACAGGGATGTCACATTGTGGGTAGGTAAGACTGTGCAACTTTGCTTTTGTTCTAAATTCAAATTTTCCTTTTTTTGGCATCTAAAGTAAAAAATTTTCTAAGTCTATATAGTGGTCCCCTCACACGGGTCCCCCCATTTGCCGTGGTAATATTA